TTGAGGACGACGGCAAGCTGGTGTGGGAGTGCCCCAAGTGCGGCAACCGCGACCAGAATAAAATGAACGTTGCACGGCGTACTTGTGGGTACGTAGGGAGCCATTTCTGGAATCAGGGTCGCACTCAGGAAATTCGAGATCGAGTAGTTCATCTGAGTGATAACTAAATAAAGGATGAAATATGGATACTACACAACAGATTTTAGAGCGAGATTGGGATAATGGTTTTGTTAAAAAGATGAAGAATCGTATTTTGGTATCTCATTATAAATATGGTTGGATGAATCAAACATATCCAGACTTGGCTCAAGCTGTAAAGGAAATTTATCCAAGAGTCAAAAAGTATTTAGAGACAGGAAATACAGAATGGCTCATTGATGTTGCTAATTTTGCAATGATTGAGTACTTGCATCCTAGTGTTGTTGGAGCGCATTTCAAGGGAACGGATAGTGAAGAGTCTCCGGGACTGACAAGTGGAATCAGCTACAAAGAACTCGAAGAGAGTATGAAGTAAAATTTGAATATAAGTGGTGGGTTGGTGGGACTATGAGGTTAATATTATATGGTTTACGGAATTAAAGATGCTCCGCGTGATAAGTATCTGTGGTGTACTGGATACCGTTTCGACAAAACTAAGGCAGGTATTAACTGCAAACCTTGTTATGGAAAAATCAAGGATAAGGATGATGGTAATAGCGTTTTTACTGTAATGGGCGAAAAAGATATTACTGTTATGCAAAATGGTAAGAGCCGTGGATACTCTTTTTCTGACGATTACGAAGACGCGGTTCGTACATTTAATATTACGGTTATTATGTACGAAACCGAATACGAAGATAAACTCAACAAAATTAAGAGTGCAAAAATTGAGATAAAGAAGTAAACGAGGAACTATAAAATGAAAATTTTTGCAAATATCTTAGGATTTATTTTGTCCTGGTTTGTCACAGTTCTTATTATTTACGGCGTTTGGAAAATGCTTGGGCCGAATTTTAGACTGTGGGTTGCAAGTGGAATCTGGTTGGTTCTACTTGTGTTCGGTGGCTTTAAAACAAATAAGAGTCAGTAAATAAACTAGTAGGGTGGGCGTGGTGGCATGAAAACATGAATGCGGAACGTATACGTCAGTTGATTCTCGAAATTATTCGAGTCATACAACAAGCGAACAATATTAGTCAAAATGAAATGGAAGATATTATTTCTGATGTTGAGTTTGATTTTTATAACGGTCGATAAGGAAAGGAGTCTTATGGATTATTGGTCTGTTGAAGTAATGTATTACGATGATGGCAATCAAGCATTCAATACATATATGGTAAAGGCACAAGATCAGAATGATGCTATGAACAAAGCGCATCATCGCTTTGAAAAATCTCATTCTGGTATGAGTTGCATGGTTCAGAGCACAGAAAAGGTAGGTGGTTAAGATGGAAGATGAAAATATCGTTTATGAAAACATCAATCCTGAAGATGACAACGAAAGATATTTTTTGACTCCTTGGGGTTGTCTTTGCTGTGCATTTGGAGATTTTAGCTTAAAACCTCCAGAAATCTCTGGAAAGATGGCTGATGCTCTCATGGATGATTTCTTTGAGATTATGGAAGCAGCTGGTATTTTAGAGAAGAAGGGGAACGATGATTGTTAAGTTCTTAAAACATCTTCTCCGTTGGTTCCTTCCTGAATGCAGTCGATGTGGCGGAACAATGCTTTATGATAGTAATCACAGCTGGCATGACAAATGGCACTTCGTCTGTGACACTTGTGGCCGAGAGAAGTGGGGTACATTATGAATTATGGATCAAATCGAGTGTATGGCGTAAGCCTATCGTACTTGATGGCAAACGGTGATCGTAGCTTTTCTTATTACGAGATTCCTGCTGACAGTGAGTACGATAGGCAATCCAGTATGTACGCGGACAATGGCATCGTGAGCATCTATTTGCTCCTTACGAGCCAGATGTAAGCGCTCGACTTTTGTACACTAACTATTGAAGCTATTTGAAGGCTTGATAAAAGTGCCGTTTTAGCGAGGTAAATATATGAAGAAATGGACAAAAGACCTTCTTGAAGCCAATGGATATGAGCTGAGAAACGCATACATTAAAAATGTATCTTTTAGAATAGAAGATTACGGATTTCTTTTTCTTGTACTCACTTTAGAAGGTGATGGATGGGGAGTAAATTACATGGGCCCTTCTGTCGGTAGAAAATACTACATCAACGGAGAGTCTATTAAAGATGGTAATGCCGCAAATTTTGAAGGTTATGAAGGCGGAGCTGAAGCTATCGTAAGGACTTTAGATGTTGTTGATTGTTCTGAACTTGAATCACTAAAAGGAAAATATATCCGTGCAGCTATCAAAAGAGGAGAGTCTTTGAAAATCATCGGTAATATCATCAAAGATCAGTGGTTTGATTGTGGATCTTTTTTTGATGACAAAGAGAAAGAGAAGGCTGGCTAATATGGATGCGGATGAGTTCATTATTAACGTAATTGCAAAGAAAAACAACGGAGCAATTGAACTTTCTGTTCCTGATGATGTATTCAATCATGCTGAACGTATTCTTTTGAAAAACGAACAAGGCGTATTCTGCAAGACTTTCTCGGCGAAAGCCTTTGGTAGCGATGCGTGGAGAAATACCAAAGATGGTAATCCAGAAGTAGACCCAAAATCTGGTTGGAGCGATGACGTTTTGGCGATTGATAAAGATCCTGACGGTTGCAGATACAAAACAATTGCTTCATATTACAAGGAACAGGACTTTTGGACAGATTCAGATGGTAATGTTCTTTTTAATGTGACGCATTGGCAACAGTGGCCGGATTACCCGCAGGAGGCAAACGATGATTAACAATCCTTTTGCAGAAGATGGTATCGTCTCCTGTCAGTGCTGTGGCAGTGGTGAGTACCTTTATAACGAAGATGGAAACCAGAACGGCTACTGCGGAAATTGCGGAGCTAGAATTGACTGGCCGGAAGACGACAATAAACGCTGGCGTAAAGTTTCGAGCGAAACTCCGTATGTGAGTCCATCTGTGATGTGTTCTGATGATGTTGAAGTAAAATTCAAAGACGGTCATACATCAGTCGGATTTATATCGTTTGATGGTCGATGGTTTGACCATGATTGCGATGAGATTAAAAGACCAGATTGTTGGAGACCATTAGAAGATAATAACTAAAATTCCGCTTTTAACAGAAAGGAAAAGTATGTTTAAAACATTCAAAAATACTGCCGTATGCGTACTTCTAGCAGCAATTATGCTAACCGGATGCAGTACAAGTGTGAAAAACTCAGTAGGAAATGTAACCAAAGAGAATGGCTGGTTCTATCGCATTGGTGACACTCCTATGGTGTACGACAAGGATACACACATTATGTATTACTTATTCTCTAAATGTACAGGCAATCAAGGCTACGGCTATATGTCTCCTTATTATAATGAGCACGGTCAGATGTGCTGCTACGTTGATGGTCAGGTTATTCCAATCGAGGAGGTGCTAATCGATGTTGACTGAGATTGTTTGGCTGCTTGTTAAATCGTATTTTATTTTAATTCTTACAGCAGCAATTATCCGTTCCGAAGAAATTCTATACGATTTCTTACGTAATACTGTAATGTACGACATCAAACTTAAATATGTAAAGTGGACTGTCGTCGCACTGAATGTTCTTATTATCGTATGCGCGAGTATGTTGACGAGGTTTATTTGAGATGAACTACGCTAAAATCGTTCCGTGTGATATAGCGAATGGCGAGGGGGTACGCGTCACATTGTTCGTGCAGGGTTGTACGCATCATTGCCCCGGCTGTCAGAATCCTACTACATGGGACCCGAATGGTGGTCAGCCATTCACAGATGAAACACTCGATAAAATTGTAGATTTACTTCGACCTGATTATATTCAAGGGCTTACGCTCACTGGTGGAGATCCGCTCTTGCCGGAGAATAGGGAAGTTGTTGAGAAAATCGTTCATCGTGTGTGGACTGAATTTCTAAGCAAAAAAGACGTCTGGCTTTGGACTGGATACAAGTGGGAAGAGTTATGGAATCAGGATGGGCTCGTAGCTGACATTCTTGCTGACATTAACGTCCTTGTAGATGGCCCTTTTATTGAAGCAGAAAAAGATATCTCACTTCCATACATGGGAAGCAAGAACCAACGAGTAATTGATATTAAATGGAGTCTTGGGTATAAAGAGCCAACCCTTTGGTGGACTCCAGAAGATAAGAAAGGAGAATAAGAATGAATGAAATTTTTACTGGCATCTCGATAATCCTTTTAACCGTTTCTGAAATTTTGCATGGCATTGTAAATCGTATGCAAAGAAAAGAAATTAACAATCTAGCGGTAGAGCTAAAGAATCTTAGGATTAAAACGAACGATATGAAAACCGAAATGTACATAAAATATAAAGAACTAGAAAATTGGGTGAAGTAAAGGAGAATAAAATTATGGATTTAGGAAACACAACTACTAATCTTGGCTATGGCATGAGTCGGATGCCGTATCGCCCCAACATTAAAATCAACAAATTGCACGATGACGCTCATCTGCCGACTTATGGTTCTGCAAATGCTGCTTGTGCAGACCTGTATGCCTATATCGGTTTTGATGATGCAACAATGGTAAACAAGAATGGTGATCGCTGCATTATGATTCAGCCGCATGAGACCGTTAAGGTACATACTGGTTTACGGATGGCTCCGACTGAAGGTTGGTATGTCGCTATTTATGCTCGCAGCGGTTTAGCAACAAAGCAGGGTTTGGCTCCTGCAAACAAAACTGGAATTTGCGATCAAGATTATCGTGGAGAGTATATTGTGGCACTACATAATCATTCTAATATCCCTCAAATGATTACTCATGGTGACCGTATTGCTCAGATGGCAGTTGTTCCGTTCTGGCAGGCTGATTTTAAAGAAGTTTCCGAATTGGACGAAACTGAACGTGGAGCCGGTGGGTTTGGAAGTACCGGAAAGCAGTAAGAAAAATAAAAGGAGAAAATTATTATGTCTAAGTATTTTTATGTTTACAATATCGCCGGTGTCGAGGATTCTATTGTAAAGATGTTCAACACTGATACTGGTGCAATGGGTGAGAAAAGCGTCAAGAAGGATCGCATGGATGGTTTTATTGATGGTATCAAGACGAGCGGCTTTGTTTTGAACAAAGAGCTGGCAGAAGCTGACGTTGCAGAGGCCGAAGCAAAGCGTGTTTTGGCAGAGAAAATGACTGCTTATCAGGCAGCTCGCGATGACTATCACAAAAAGAGTGAGACTCTGAAGAAGGTCAAGGCAAAGTACGGTATTAAGTAAAAGGTAAATTTTACGGGTGGGTGGTAGGAATAAATATATGAATGTTATAAAGCATGGAACGCATCTGACAAAAGACTCTGAAAAATTATATAAAGTGACTTGTGACTCTTGCGGTTGTGTATTTGAAGCTAAAAAATCTGAATTTCATATATGGCCTTTACCGGCACGACCTGTTAGCGAAACTGTAAAAAATTATGATAATACAGGACGCCCGGCAGAAATACAATGTCCTGAGTGCAAATGCACTTGTGGAATTAGAATGAGATTGCTTGCAAGAGAATCTGCCTTTTTACACGCATATTGTAGGTGATAGTATGAAAGCACATATTCGAGAAGAAAAGAAAACAACTCCATTAAAACTTGGTAATGGAACATTACTTCAAGAGAAAGACGGCAAAATTTACAAGGTTTGCGACACAGTAGAATATGATGATACACATACCGACGATGAAGTTATCAAGGTTGCTTTATCTGAAGAAAATATGATTATTGGGTCGAACTTTTTTAATACATCGTTTGTGTTTGCAGATTGAGGTGTTAGTATGCATAAGACTGATAGTTTGAAAAATCCAGTAATCGTGTTTCCATGTAAGAACTGCGGTTGTACAACTAAGATTCGAGTAGCCTCTTTTGAAAATCCTGATTTGGACATTCCTGAGAATAATGTGATTGCGTGCTATATATGTAGAGCGGAAGTTGCTGGATCTGAGTTTATTTCTTGGAAAGAAGCAACTAAAAATATTTTTACCGTGGAGGTGCCAGATGGCGATTAAAATTATTCAACATAAACAGACCCCAAAAGAACTTGCATATCATTTTAAATGCAACTGTGGTTGTGAATTTTGGTCTGATTCGGAAGGTGTTTTGATTGCGAGGTCATTGAATGTGATCTTATTTTATCAAACACAATGTCCAGAATGCGGCAGTCGTGTAGAGAGCCACGATGAGCCTGTTTTGAGAGAAGAAATCTTTGGAGAATAAAGAATGGCTGTACGAATTGAAGTTCATGGCAAAGAAAGAGTAAAAATAAAATACGCAGTAGAATTTAGGTGCTCTAGCTGCAGTTGCGAGTTTTGGGTGGATGCGGATTCTCTTGGAAAGTTCAAACCAGCTAATTGTTGTGATTTGAAATACAACTGCCCTGAATGTAATTCTAGTTCTTATCCGGTTGATATTATGGAGAACAGCCGTATCTTTAATGAACACAAGTGGAAACCTATATTTTGGCAGATTATCGAATCTTCGTTTCATCGATATTGCAGAATTTGCGATAAAGAAAAATAATGTATTAGCGCAAGTTTATTTTTGAGAATGTATGTTTTAGAAAGGAATATACAATGAGCATTTGCAGTAACTGCTTACATAAAGAAGTATGCGCTTTTAGGAAGCAAACAAGAGATAGTTGCGCCGAATCTTGCGAAGATTTCCTCGGTTGGGTCAAGGTCATGGATGAGCGTCCGATCCTTTTAAAAGACAACGTTGTAATAAGCGATTACGGCCTGTCGTTTATTGGATATTACGATTACAACAAAAGAGATCGAGAATACTTTTGCGATGCAAACACCCTCGAAAAAATTTATAAATGTCCATCTTACTGGCTGAAAGGACTTGAATTGCATGAGCAAGAACGAATCGCGAACAAAGAATATGAACAACGATTGGTGGCTCGCAAAGAAGCGGAGAGCGTACTTCAAACTGTTTCTGATACAGACGAGAGTTGACTTTTTTGACGCAATTTACAGAGCGTGTGAGAGAATCGAAGGATGGTGCAAAAGATGAAGGTTGTAGAACTTATCAAAAAGTTGAATGAAATAGGCTATGATGAAAATACCGAATTGACTTTTGGGTTTGTTAATAGAGAAAACGGTACCTGGTATGAGGCTCCGTTCGATGAAATCAACTATGGAATCGATTTAACTGGCGAGCCATACCATAATGATGAAATCAATATTGACGTTGATGTAGATTCTGTAGAAGAATATCAGAAAGAAAAAGCAGATTCGGCTGTTGAAAGTTTTGTTGATGAGATTCAGGAAGTTTTAAATAAATATCAGTGTAAGCTTATTTTTTAAGAACTAGACTTTTATGAGGTTGTGAAACATGGCACTTGTTTACAAAGATAACTGTACAAATCTCGTAACGAAAGAAAGGTCATATGCAATACATTTATTGAAACAACGACATGTAATATCAGTTTACCGTGATTCTGTATTGGATGAAAATTATATTGAATATTGGTCTCGATATCTACCAAAACACAATAATTTTAGTTCATGTGATTCATCACCTTTGATACATGCACCAGACACGAATATGATTTGGGGAAACTTTAAAGACAAACATCGCGGAAGATATTGGTTTAACGGATGTATGCCAGCCACAAAGGAAGTAAAGTATCTTAAAAATTATGAGGTAAAAAGATGAGTCTTGATAAAAATTATGTCGTTCTTGATGACGCACTAAAAATCGCACATCAGTATTACGACGAGAAAACATTTGAACATGCGGTTCGCGTTATGAACTATGTGTCTTCCAACTCTGCTATTCCAGACAGTCTGAAAAACGATTGCCGTTGCTTGGCTATTATGCACGACCTGTTGGAGGATACAAACTACGACACAAGTGGTCTTCCAAAAAATTTCAAGAAGGCACTCAAGCTTTTAACGAAGCCAGACGAAGTAAATTATAATGATTATTGCGAAAAAATTCATTATCTCAACTTCAAGCGTTATGGTCTCTGTGCGTGGTTTGTCAAGCTGGCTGACATGAAGGATCATCTATCGCAAGTGGATACGCTGACGCCACGGCTGAAAGAAAAGTATTTGAACGGGTTGAGGTACTTACTGTGAAACAAATCGGCTATTATAAATCCGACTGGTACATTATGGGTATCGACGGCAAATATAATAATGCCTGCATCTCGCACACAGAATCGCAGCTTCGATATACGGTTCCAAGGTCGCCAGAATGGACCATCAACGGATTGGGCTTTGCTTATCTTAGAGAACACGGATTTGAAGAGTATCCTGAACTCTATGGCATTGTATTCTATGATATGGAGTGGTGGCGACGAAAACGCTATCCGGGTGACTTTTATGTAGAGATACCAATTTGCGATTTATGTGCAGATACCTTTCATTTAAAATGGCGTTGTAAGGAATTTCGTGTACATCAGTGGTCTAACTTGAGAAAAGAAACAAAGTGGGTGAAAGGCAGAAATAACTACACTATTTGTGAGCTCGCCCATAAGTTGCCACATGAAGAGTTTATTGAGTATTTGAAAGACAACGGCATCTATATTGTAAACGAAAGTGGTGTTGAACTTGGATGGTAATAATGAAAAACTCACTCTTGGAGAAAAGATCTTGTTTTTGACAGTCGGTGTGCTCATTACTCTTATTGTTGGATATTTTGTATGGGCGATTGGCGACGGTATCTATCGTCATTATAATCCGATTGAGTGGACTGCCACTATTGAAGAACTGGAATCGGGCATCTACGGATATACATCTACTATGGTATCTAATGTCCCAGCAGAAAATTACGAGATGCTTACGGTTCTTTGTAATGGCAATTATATGAATATCAAAGGCCATGTAAAAATTGTATATGATAGCAACGCTCCATATATCGAATATAAATCAACCAATACTGTTAATGCTGACTCTGTAATAATTCATGTTCAAAAAGGACAGATTAAAAATAATGGAGTTAGTACAGTAACGAGGTGATTTTATGGAAGAATTAGGGTTTTACAAAAACAAGGCAAAATACTATGAAAAATCATTAGAGGATTTGATGCAGCATTACATAGATGGCTGTAGTATGTGTACCTCTGATTTAGATTGTAGTGAGTGCGCGGTCGATGATTTTATCAATCAGCTACGAAATATTCTGTATAGTAGTAGTGAGTATAAAGGAGAACATCGATGAAAGAGCTTGGATATTATATTATATCTGCTGACTTATGTGGCATTGCTCCATACCGTAGAGAAATCTTTTATAAAAAAACTTTGCTGCAATATGTTGAGAAGAATTCGATTGAAGAATATTCAGTGAAATTTTATAACAGAGATGGATCTGGACGTCCAAATTGGATAGGGGAGACAATTAAAAATCATTTTTATGTTGCCATCCCAAATGTCGGTGAGCACTCAGAAACAGTAAAAATCAAAAGAAATAGTGACAGTTACATCGAACTGAAGAAGCAATTTCGATACGTCTCTCCGAATAAAGTATCTACTGCGGAAGTTATGCACGACTTGTCTTTTGAGGAATTTTTAGAGCTTGCACGAGATATGGATTGCGATATTACTAAGCGACCTTGATAAAACTTGGATTCTTTATAAGGAGATTTAAATGCTTGGATACTATAAAGTAGAATCATTTAGTGATGCTTACGATCTCTGGAAAGTTAAAGTCTACAACGATTTAGATGAATTAAAGCAGGAAATGATATTTCACAGAAGAAAAGCAGCTGAGTTTTATGCTAGTTGTTGTTCTTATGTTGGTTATGAAGAAAAGGTAGAGTAAATATGCTTGTAAAAGATTACGGCAGTGAAATCGATTGGAATATTGGTGCGTTCTGCGGCCATGATGAAATGATGTTTGATATTGACAAAGCTTGCAAAATGGCTTGTGAGAAAAATGGCATCAGATATGTGTTTGGCAGCATTTCCACAATCCTGCAGGGTGGTCGTATCCCACCACAGAAAAATCTGCCTGTGTCAGAAGTTCTGTCCAGAGCAGATAAATATAATGAACTTGGTATTGGAGTTCGTTTGACATTCTCAAGCCCGTTTGTTACACGTGGCGATCTCGTTGATGAAACTTCAAATATTATGTTGCGGCACCTCGATCATAATAATCAAAATTGTCTTACAAACCGTAACGGCGTTATTGTTATGTCCGATTTACTGGCTGATTATATTCGCTATATGTATCCCAATCTTGAGCTGATTTCTTCGCAAGTAAAACCATCCGTCGAAGTCGGCCTTGGGAATGATTCTGCTGAATATTATAATCGTCTGCTTGACCGTTTTGATATTGTCGTTGTGAATCCATTTAAGATCCATGACGAGCAGTTTATTAAGAATTTACATGACCATGATCGAGTAGAATTTATTGTCAATCACCGGTGTCTGCCGAATTGTCCCATGGCTGGCCGTCACTATCAGCTGAATACAAAGCTGGGTCAGGCTATTGTTAATGGTGATGATATTACGGAGCTGCAAAATCAGTTGGCGATAGTATATAACTATTGCGGCTCTACTCGAAACAGCAATCCTCTTCTTGGCACATCTATGAATGAAGATGAAATCAAAATGCTGGTTTCACAGGGATTTAAGCATTTTAAAATCGAAGGTCGAGAAAATAATATCATCTCGTTTGTGCGTGACCTTGGCGACTATGTTTTTAATCACGAAATGTTTGAGCGAGTCATTCATGCCATTGCCGGTATGATGCTGTAAGGAGGTTCATAATGATTATTGATTGTAAATCTATTGCACAAGATATCAAAAATAAAATCAAGAATATTATCGCAGAAGATGACTATGCTCCTATTTTACATATTTATCAAGTAGGGGACAACCATGCATCCAACGCTTATATTAAAGGTAAATTACGTGACTGTGAAGAGGTGGGAATCGAAGCAAACCTTATCAAACTGCCAGAAAATATTACTGAAGATGAATTAAATAACAAAATACTGGAAGATTACAACTGGGAAGATGTGGACGGTATTATTGTTCAGCTCCCGTTGCCAAAACATATCAATCCAAAAAATATACGCATTCCAGACGCAGTTGATGTTGATGGCTTTAATTCCACATCCGAATTTCAGCCTTGTACTCCGCTTGGCGTTATGAAGATTTTTGATGCGATCGATTATGACCTGGATGGTAAGAACGTGCTTGTATGCGGTCAATCTGACATCGTGGGTCGTCCACTGGTTGATATGCTGATTAAGCGCCACTGTAATGTGATCTCTGTGAATAGCAGCGGAAGTTTTATGAAGTGCACGGCTCTTGCAATGGATATGGTTGATGTGATTATTTCTGCGGTCGGAAAACGTAACTTTATCACGTCGTTTGGTATTGATCGAGTCGAGGTCTGTATCGATGTCGGCATCAACTACGACGAGAACGGTAAGCAACATGGTGATTGTGCTGACGCTGTTTATAACATGGAGAATATCAAAGTTACACCTCGTATCGGCGGTGTCGGTCTGATGACCAGGGCGATGCTGCTTTACAATGTATGTGTGGCAAAGTATGGGGAAGAGAAGATGGAGAAGGTGATTGAATGAAGGAAGTCCCAATCTGGGAAAAAACAACTTTAACGTTAGAGGAAGCTGCTATGTATTCCAATATCGGAATGCATAAGTTGAGAGAAATCACAGATAAAGATGATAAACAGCTTGTGCTATGGGTTGGGTCAAAACGACTGATCAAACGTAAAGCTCTCGAAAAATACATAGACCAGTCTTATTCGATTTGAAATTGGAGCTTTGGTGTGATATACTTATAGTGTCACATCAAGGCTCTTTATAATAATGTAAGGAGTCTATTATGGAAAGACGTAAAGATAGTAAAGGTAGAGTATTAAAAGAAGGTGAGAGCCAAAGAAAAGATGGTCGATATCAATACCGATACACGAACATGCTAGGAAAACGAAAAACCATATACGCCAAAGACTTACGTTCGCTTAGGGAACTTGAAGAAATAATTCAAGAAGCTTTGAAAAATGGAGATGTGGTATTTCCACAGAAACAAACATTAAGTGATCTCCTTGAAAAATATGTGTTTATTCATAAATCGTCATTAAAGGATAAGACAACAGAAAGAATAGAACACTTTCTGAGTGTTATAAAAAGAATGCCGATTGGAAATATGCCGATTGATTGTATAAAACAGTCGGATGCAAAAATATTTCTAAAGTCAATGTACGAGGATGGAAAAACCTATGGAACGGTCAATAACTATAAATCATTTATTAAACCTGCGTTTGATATGGCTTGTGACGACGGGATTCTAAATAAAAATCCATTTGATTTTAAGTTGTCAAAAGTTATTCAAAATAAAAGCAATGAAAAAATCATTGTATCAGAAGATCAGTACGAGAGACTTTTAACCTTTGTCGAAGAAAGTAAACGATATCAAAGATATTATTACCTCATTGTTGTTCTATACGAAACAGGATTAAGAATAGGAGAATTGTGTGGCCTTACAATCAATGATATCGATTTAAAGAATAGAAAGGTTAATGTGACTCATCAATTACAAATTAGAAACAATGGGACACGTTTTATTGAAACGCCAAAAAGCAAAAAAGGCGAGCGAGTGGTTCCAATGTCTTTGAATGCATATAATGCATTTTTAATTTTAATTAAGGAAGTCTCTAAAAGAAAATTTAACCCTATCGTTGATGGCTATGGTGGTTTTTTATTTGTGAATCAAAACGGACAAGTTATGAGCCCAAACGGAATCGCTTCTAGTTTTAGGCACTTAATTGATGCATACAACAAATCGGTTGATGAAACAAAAAAACTTCCAGCAATTACGCCGCATACGTTTAGGCACACCTTCTGCACAAGACTGATTCTATCCGATATGGATGTAAAATCCGTTCAGTACATTATGGGACACAATACCATAAACACAACGCTCTCTATCTACACTCACATTAGAGAGCAAGATGCACTGAACGAATTTGAATCTAAAATCAACGGAAGAAAAAGTTGTTGA